TAGAAAGAAGTAATGGTGGCCCACCAGTCGCACTTACTACCAATAATATAGATAATAGTCAAACTAACTCTTCAAGTCAAGCTACTACACTTAGAGTACCAGAAAGTGTTCGTTCTGGCGAACCCACCATGACCTTGGCTTTAAATTCAATGTCTCAATAATGAATTAGGCCGTTTCAGCTAACTTCTGAAAGTAATTCATACCTTCATCGGTTCCTTCTTCAGCAGTTTCTGCTGCGGGTTTAGGTGGAGCCTTGTAAGGTGTGCCACCATCAAATGGAACCTCACTAGACGTTGGCGATACAGTACCGCCCAACCCAAGAACCCGATCCAACTTGGTTTTGAGTTCATCATAAGACTTGAACTGATCCTCACTCACGATCACCTGCAGTGAATGTTCAGAAGTCCAAACCTCTTCCATCTTCTCATCGTCATCCAGAAGTGGAGCAGGAGCTTCAAACTCCGACTTATCATAATTGGAATAACCCTCAACCTTACGAATCTTCATCTTGAAGTTCGCACCTTTCCAAAGGTCAAACGGATTGACTGGTGATTCATCCTCAAATTCAGGATTCATTAGGTCACTAATCTTGTCAAAGATTTTCTTACCATAACGATACAATCTCACCTGCCCTTCGTTCTCTGGATGAGCGGGGTCTTTGACGATGTACACATTAGAGGTGTAATTCAACCGACGCTTCTGTTTACGAGCGATTTCCTTATTCGCTTCGATACCAGAATTCCAGAGTTGTGAATTATACTCACTCAATGGGTCTGGCTTCTGGAGAGTGGTTAATGAGTTTTCAATGTACCAGCCACCTGGCCCTTGAAATCCGTGATTCCACATTCGTGCCCACGGAGTCTCTTCACCATCTGGTGCGGGAAGAAAACGGATTATTGCATAGCCATTACCTGACTTGTCCAACTCTGGACGCCAGTAACGCTCATCAACATCACCGAATTGATTGGGGTTGGAGATTTTCTCAGTCTCTTTGATTAGAGAAGAGAGGTCTGATTTACTACGTTGTTTCATATCTGCGAATGACATAATTTCCTTTCGTATATCGTGTGTGCAATGTATTAACGTATAACTATATTATACCACATCTCAAGTGACCTACAGTGGTAACTTGGCGGTCTTAGGTAAGAAGTTAAGAATCTCAGCCTCTTCCCTAATCTGAGCCTTCATCTTGGTATTCACCAATTGGGCTGCAGTCTCTGGTTCCATTCCATTCATATCACAATAATGAAGAACAGCATCCATGTAACTTAATTTAGTTTTTTCAACTAATGCTATAATCGTTGTATAAAATTCACTTGAAGTTTGAGTTTGTAATGACATTATTTGAGTTCCTTTACTTGATCACAAATTCCTAGTTTCTTAGCCTCCTTAGCATCCAACCACACATCTTGCGGTGGAAGAAGATACTTGCGAATATGCTCATCATTCAATCCAGTACATTTTTTATAATGCTTAATCATTCGCTTAGTCGTCAAATCGAATTCCTTTTGAGCTGCAAATAACTCATGCTCCTTTCCCCAAGTTCCCCAGCTAAACTGATGACTTAAAATGCTTGTGTTAGGAGTTAATATTCGTCGGCCCTTTGTTCCAGAAATGAATAGTAGTAATCCACAGGATGCGATAAGTCCTAGACCAATAGTTCTAATTGGAATAGCTGAACCTCGCATAACATCTATGAGCGCAAACCCAGCGGACAAATCTCCACCGGGAGAGCATATTACGAGTGTCAATTCTTTATGCTTTTTCTCTGTGGTTAGATTGGATTCCATAATCCACTCAATAGCTGACTGAGCAGAACCAGTCTCAACGTCATCAAACAAGAGGTGATAACCCGCATCATACAGATTACTTACCTCTTTTTTGGTTTCTTCACTTGTCATAATATAATAAGTTAAAAATTAAATAATAATATCTCTACAAGCCCTCGTATACCGTTATCCATTCAGGCCCATGTTTCTTATAATAATACATACTGGTTTCTACTTTCTCTTGCATTTTAAATAAGAATTTCTTTCCTTTATGAGAGCCTTTCAATAAACGAGAAAAGAAATCCTTAAATTTATCACCAACATCATCTACTGAAATATTGCGTCCACCAATATCAAATGAATTCTGAACAGAATTAATTCCTGCATTTTTATTTGTTCCTATCTCCGCAAAAGCATTCTTGTCTTTTATAATCACTGAAAATTGATCATATTTTTTACCCAACTCAATCATTTCTTTCTTCTTAATATCAGGAATGAATAAAGATTTTTCATTTACAAAACCTGTCTCTTCTTGATAGCCGCCTTTCAATTCAATAAACCCATAGCCTTTTTCTCTGACCAACGCTTTGAGTTCTTTATAACGATCCAAATTTTCTTTATCAGAAAACTCTTTTCTAAATGGTGACATTACACCAAAATTTTCGAGTCATAATCCTTGATAGGCTTGACTCTGAGAGGTATTCTTTGAATTGTTTCATGTCGTGATACTTGTCGTGTTATGTCGTGATATTATTCTTGGATTTGTAATCGCAGATGGCAGCATGGATTGCATCTTCTGCTAAGATCGAGCAATGAATTTTCACCGGGGGAAGCGAAAGCTCTTCCACAATATCTGTTTGATTAATAGTTGTCGCCTCATCAATAGTTTTACCCTTGACCCACTCTGTCGCCAACGAAGAACTTGCAATTGCACTGCCGCAACCAAAAGTTTTAAATTTAGCATCTTCTATAATTCCAGTTGCCTCATTCACTTGTATCTGTAGCTTCATAACATCACCGCAGGCAGGGGCCCCGACAAGGGCACTCCCAACATTAGTTAATTTGATGTCTAGCGAGCCAACATTCTTTGGTTCATTATAGTGCTCCAGCACTTTATCTGAATATGACATATTTCCTCATGTTAAATATATTAATACTACAATACTTATTATAACACCAATATACCAAATTGTCAATATCTGTTTATCAAGCTTTGTTTCTCATACTCCATCAGAATTCTCCGCGTGTCACTGTTTTAATTTTATCTATTTGAGCATTCAGAATATCAGTCCTTCCGGGCCAACGAATCCACTCTCTCTGGTCACCATCTTTAGCAAGATTCTGCAGAAGTGGAAGTATCAACGCCTCAACTTCATTCATTCTAGTGCCCCATTTATCATTAAGTTCTTCTTTACGATCAGTCATTTCATCGCTAAGAATTCTCATACTATCAGTCAAACTAGAAATCTTTGAACCAATCTTTTCCAGTTCTGGTGTAATACTCGCCGTAGCAACTCCAACTGCTTCTTTAGCTGTATCAACTTGTGTCGTTTGCTGTGCTTCGTATTCATCAGCACTTACTGTACTGAACCCGAAGTCATTAAAATCAGCCATTATTTGTCTCCATTTCCGTTTAATGCTGCTGATTCTTTATCTTCAGCATCTTCTTTATCCTTGAACCAGTAATCCGTTGACTTAGCCAGAACACCGACATAAGCTCCAACCAAAATATTGATTAAGTCGCGATGACCATCTTTAAGATCTGTAAAAAATAATAAGTATAATAAAATCAAAAATGTCAAAGAAATGATTAGAGACAGTGTAAATCTTGCCATCCAATTCATCTTCTTTCTAGTTTCTATCCGTTCATATTTTAAAGCTTCCAATGGATTTTTCTCCCACAATGTCTCTTCCGAGGCGTCAATCATTTCAACAGCAGTATTCACTTTGCCATCACCCTGTCTTTCTTTTCTGCTTGATTTTAAATTAGCTGGAATCTTTATGGCCATATATTAATCCTCATCCCATTGTAGCACAGGTTGAATTCCTTGTTCCGCTAAGTATTCTCTATTTGCCCAATGTTGGTCAGCAACATCTGCTTTGTTCTGTCCAGTATAACCTACAGCATGGCCATTCTCACACAACCATTGATTTATATTTGTCCATCCGTTAAACTCATGTCCGTCTTCTGTGCAGTTTATCCAAAGTTCACCTAATACTCTACCGAACTTACCCCGGCTATCTGACTCTGGACATCTACACTGGATTTCAATATCATCTCTGTCTGACATAATTGCCCAATGCACCCATGACTTCAGGGCCTCTTTAGCTAACTTGCCATAGACCTTTTCGTTCTTGTGCCTTGTCCTTGACTCCGGTGTGTCGATTCCTAGCAAACGAATTCTGTTGCATATCCGCACATCGAAACCCAAATCAAAAATTGCATCAATAGTATCGCCATCAACAACTTTTTCTACAGCAGTTATATTGTAGATAAATTCACATAGTTCGTTATTTTTGTATTCTGCCATTTAACTCCATTCAAAATTCCATTGGTCGTTTTCCCAAGATACTCGACATCTTCCAGCATTATAGGGAAGGTTAAAAGTTTTATGTCTTACTTTAAATTCTTTTTCGTGTCTTCCCGTAACTAGGTAATACGGTGGTCTATCCCCGCGAACTACTTCTCGCTCAAATATTTCTCTAGTCAAGATTGTTTGAGATGAAGATGTTGGTTCGTTTTGTGATCTGCCTGCCATATTTCCTTTCGTGTAGAGGGGATTTTATTCTGTTCCAAAGGAAAATCCCCAAAAAACTCGGCAATACAAATTACGCAGCTAGTGCGTAAGAGTAATTGCGGGTATAATCAGCATTATTTGCGATTATGGATTTTGGACTTATTAGCGACCGTGCCTCAGTCGGATACCTCACTAGATGCCTTCACAGATAGTCGAATACCTGAACACCCCCATCAACGAATCATAACGCATAAGTAACAAATACCCAAACTCCTAATACTACAAATCCTAATAATATAAAAGTTCCTATTAATAATTTACTTTCCATTTATGACTCCTTGGTGGAGGTGGCCGGAATCGAACCGGCGTCCTAACTTGCTATTATACTAGCTCAAACAGTATCATGCATATTTATAAATCACTTCCTTCAATGGTTCAATCCAGCGACTTTTAGTTTCTTTGCAGAGCATGGGTTGATCCCCCTCTACAGCCATAATGATTATTATATTTTCAACAGGGGTTCCAGTACGTTCCTCAAATGCATGAGCATAGAATGTTCCCTGCATGAAGAACTTGTGGCACATCTCCCAAGATTTTCTGTAGGTAGAAGTCTTGTAATCAATGACTGCTAACTCACCATCATACTCAGCTATCAAGTCTGCTCTACCAGCAATGTGGAGTTCATTAGACCACAAGGCCCCTTCAACGAGCCTGATATTGTCTATGCGGTCAAGGAACGGCTCAATAGACCTGAACATTTCTACAATATGCGGTAGCTCACCTTCTAGTGCATTTTCTTCGTTGTTGATATACTTTTCACAGAGAGTATGTACGGCGGTTCCTCTTCTACCGGCTCGTGTGGTAATGGCATTGGCTTTCTTTTCTCCAACCCTTGTACGCCAAGCTTGTATATCAACTTTGCCGATATTTGATAGTATGCTTGTAATGGACTGATAACGCTCATTTTCGGGTGTGACGTAAAATCTCTTTCCGCCGTGATATTCGCATTTGATGTCATCCAACATAAACGAAGGATAAATGTGGTTATATTTTTTCATAATATTTTTGTAATCTCAATCTAGCCCGGAATAGTCATCGTGGCCCCAGGCTGATTTTTCTTTATATCCTTGAGGCGGTCTGTCATCCAGTCGGGGGTTTTCTTTGGGTGCCCGGGCGATGGTATATTATCATAGGCGAATCCAGGCATAACTGGCACCCGCCTCACACTACCCGAACACGGCGCTGTGGCCACACAGCCAACTTCCACCGGCATGTCCCGATCCTCATAGGGCAAACTTTCTTCCCATATCTCTTCACAACTTTCACATTCAAATACATAAGTTGGCATAAGCAATTCCTTTATAGTTTATCATTCATCATCCAACACTGCAGCTGCCTTTTCAAGCAATGCAGTTTCGTTCTTGGCAAATCTGTAGCCTTCTTCATAAGAGGTATCAGCGGCCTCCTTGGCCATTTCTGCAATCATCCTAGCAGCAGTGGTTAGGTTTTCTCCACCCATCCATTTTACCAGATACCCCTTTACTCGCTCTTCAAACACCCAATCCACAGTTTCAACTGCCATAATCAATCTCTCGTTAGAGGTTATTCATTCATCTTACACTACTATTATACCAAAAGCCAATACAGATGTCAAGTCAAAAGTTGATTCTATTATTCTTATTGTAGAACAAATGGGCATCTATTTGAGTCGTCTTCTCTTTCAGTATCGCCCAACGCGGTGGTGCGATATAGTCGGCATGATAATGTGTAGCTCCATCTGTAATATCTATCAGTGTGGGAGTGCGAATAACATACGCCGCAACCTTCTGTGAAATCCTCCAAGCTGGACTCTCATTTGGTCTATCGTGCTTACCATCACAGTACCAACTGAACTGACACCTATCTCGCTTAGGAAACCCACTGGCATCATGGGGCCCCTGTTTAATTACTGCACAAATTGTGTTGGGATAGTTTGTTGCTCGGACTCGATTCATCGTCACCATTGCTACAGCTATTTTTCCTGCGGTAGATTCTACTGCGGCTTCAAAATATATGTTTTTAGATAAGCAATCTAAGTCTTGTGGGTTTGGTAATGGTTCAGCTAAGTGTTCTACTAATGTTTTTGCTGGAGACACTAGTGTTGTGTCTTTACCATTTACTACCCATACTTTGTCTGTTTGGCTTGTTCCTGCTATAGTTGCAAAACATAGCAATAAGCCTAGTATTAGTATGAATTTCTTCATGTTCCTCTTTTTTTATTAAATTTACAAGCGAAAGCTAATTCCGGCGGGAACTTCTGATGTAATTTTTTCCATGTTCCCATGGCGAGGATATGAAGTCTTTATAATTAAAATCGGAGTTAAAAGTCACGCCTCCAAGTATAGTTGAAAAGCGCTGATTGGATATATCCCAATCCATAGTGAGTGAAACCCCGAATTCGCGCGCCAATACTACTGATATTTGTTTTGGCTCCATACCGTTCATATCCAATTGCCTAAGTTCAGCTTCCACTACAGAAGATGCTCCAGTTGGAACGATTTTCTGTAGATTAACTATTCTGTCTTCTATAGACGTTATTAAGTTCACGGTATTAATTCTGGAAAAGTTTCTTTTACTAGATTATAGGTTAAACCCTTGCATTTTATTTTTTTATCCTTAATTTGCAAAAGCAGTTCAGCTTCTAAAGCATGAATACTCTCTAACATTTCTACAAACAAGTATTCTCTTCTTGCTGGTTTAAGACTAGGGTTTCCACCCTCTACAAACAAATACAGCTTCCTAATCAAACCATACAGATATGTAGGGTTCTCGGAGTCGTCTACTACTGTTTTGTAGGGTGGATTTCCTGGCGGTAACAGAAATTTAATATCAGGGTGAAAAGTATATTTAAGTATTTCTCTTAAAGCACCATTTTGTCCATATTTAAGTAGGACTCCCTTTTTGTCTTCTTTATTCTTCGCCTTTGCAATTTCTGCAAATATCGTTGGTAATGCTACGGCCATTGTCAAAAATCACTAATATGTTTCATAAGGTCATTTAACCTTTTTTCCACGAAGTAGCTCATGAGCTTTCCACTCTTGGGAACTTGCTCCTCAAACTGGTTAATGATATTTATACGAATAGATTCTGGAGTTTCACTCAAATCCACCATAGCTTTGTTTCTATGGTAATTTCTGAGCATGTCTTCAGTGCAAAACTCTTCTGGTTTTTTACCCCTCCATAGTTCAAGCTTTTTCTTGGTGACAGGCTTTTGCCTCTTACCATCAGTAATTAGTGTATCATCGCTAGAAAGTATATTAGGAACACCATCACCAGCGTCGCCTCGTATCACCTTCTCATAGAGTGATTCAGCAGGATCACCAGTTATAAATTTCTTCATAAGTGGCGAGTATTGTACTACACCCTCATATTTATGTAATTGTAGAAAATCTTTATCACTAGAAATGATAAGAGTCGGATTTACAGCCACATGCTCGTTCAGTACGGCAATGATGTCATCTGCTTCGGCTCTGTCTACCTGTATTACTTTATATGGAAAGTTCTCTCGTAGGTCTTTTATCATTTCATCTAGAAATGCATAAAGAGATGTCCAGTCAGTCGTATCGTCTGCCTTTTTCTTCTTACGATTTCCTTTATATTCTGGGAACGATTCTTTCCTCCAGTTTAATTTTGAATCACAGCATATTACAAATCCGGAGGCGTCATATTCCCTGAATTGCCGTCTATATTGTCTAATAGAATTGAGCACCGTGTGCCGTAGCAGGTCTTCCTCCACTACCACACGGCCTCGGCCAATTGACATAAAACAACCTATCATAGTTTGGCTGAAATCAAGTAGTATCATGAGGCCTCTATGTTGTCTTTTAGTGAACTCAAAAATGCAGTCCACTGATTAATTCTGCTGTCCCAATTATAGAACATATCAAAATATCCTTTTTGCAAATCCAGTAGTCCCTGCGTGCCCGTATCCCAATAGGAATTAACAGCACGTGCAAGGATATGAGCATGAACTTGGCAATGCCGGTCAGGATTGGGCTCGTAGCCATAAAGGAAGGAAAAATCTTTTGTTGTCTCTGGTAGCGCACCCAAGTTCGGGCAGACCACTAAATTCTTTGCGCTCATTGCTTCTATGGCCACGATACATGCCGTTTCCATGTAAGTTGATGGATATGCCAATATATGAGACTGCTGCAACTCTTCTCTAATCGTATCATTTGGTACTGTTCCAAAATAATGAACAGATTCCATATCACGCGCCTTCTTATACACATGCCGAAATTGTTCGTCCATGTGCGGGCGGTCGTAAATCTCAAAACTGGAAAATATCTTTAGCTCTGCTTTATCTACAGCCTCACTGCGCATATTTTCCTTCATCAGTTTCCACGATTCTAACAGAACTTCTAAACCTCTATGTGGGGTGGAGAAGTAAATGCAGGTAATCTTATCATCTGGTTTTTCATGCTTCGGGATAGGTTCTATGGCATGCTGGATTACTATACCATGATCATAAGGAACTCCAAGATAAACTCCATACTGATACTGCTGCCATTGAGATACAAAAACTATTTTCTCAAACTCCAACATATTATCATGGTCTTTGAGAAACTGC